GCTGCCGGCCGCGAAAGAACCGTGACCGGCCTCGCCTGCAGAGCCTGACGAACCTGAACCGAGCAGCGTGCTTGCGATACCCGTGATCGTCGTTACACGAAGATCGCCTGAAACGACGAGGTCGTCAGAACCATCGTCAATGAGACCCTGAGCTGTGAGTAGTGCCATGTTGTTCTTCCTCTGCGCTGGGCAGTTTCCGCCCAGCCTACAGTAAGTATCCGTTTCGATTTACAAGTATGTGTGTTGTTGTAAAACACGCGCCTTAACGGGCGAAGGCCCTGATTTGTATCAGGGCCCTCAGCCTTCACTTTGTCTCAGAACATCAGATGATGTTCATGTCGAGCACGGTGATCGTGCCGTAGAAGTCCGAGCGGACCATCTTCTTGCCGTACCGAGTCATCACGCCCTTACGGGGAGTGAAGTCTTCCGGTGCGAAGATCGTTGGCGTCACGATGAGGGGAACATACGGTGAGTACACGTAGCCCGTCTCGAGGTAGCTGCCACCCTTGTAACCGACGAGGATTCGGTTGCGGGGGAAGTACGGATCCTTGTAGACCGTGAAGCGGTTGGACAGAGTGCCCATTGCTTCTGCGCCGATCGTGAAGGGAGAACCAACCTGACCTTCGCCGTCGATGGAGTACTTCGGCTTGTAGAGAACTGAGCTCTCCATGATGGTGGAAACGTCCGGGGACGTGACCATGAAGTTCGCCGAACCGCGGAGGGTCTTGCGGTGAATGGTATTGGCACAGTCGATGATCGTCTCGACCAGCGTTTCGTACCACTCGCGGACCGTACCAGTGAACTGGGGGCCAATCGAGAGGGACGTTGCAAGGTTGACGGCAGCGCCAGTCAGCTTGTTGACGAACTTGCCAGGAGCGCGGCTCCAATACATGTTCGCGCCGTTTGCTTCCGTGACCAGGTCGTTCAGGATTTCGCGGTCGATTTCCAGAGCAATCTGCTCAGAGAGGATGCTCGTCAGCTCGACCTCTGCGTCCATCGAGTGGTACGCATTGAGATCCTGTGCGAGTTCCGGAGACCAGCGAGCCCTGAGCTTGCGAGTCGTTGCAGTGATTGCGAGAGACTCGATCTTGATGTCGATCTCGGGAATTGCCGGTGAAGGCGAAGTCGCGAAGTCAGACTCGAAAGAAGGAATCGTGAGGGTGGAGCCGACGCCGCCGCCGTCACCTGCCGTTGAAGACACACCATCTGCGATTGCGCAGGTGAGGTCAACTCGAGCCGCAGCAGCACCAGAGAACGTTCCGCCGACTAGACCGCCGGGGAGGTATGCAGTGCCTTGAGACTTGACACGAAGGACAACCTGAACCTGCGTGCCGTTGAGCGGTGCAGACTGGAAGCCTGTCCATGCGCCGGCTGTGCCGACTAGGTTTCCACGCTTATTGAGGCGACGGAGGTTGAGGACGTTGCGTCCGGACTGGTAGCTGTCGCTCCAGACCCAGTCAGATGAGGGCGTTGCGCCTGCTGCAGAAGTCGTTCCAGAGACGTGGAAGACCGCGATCTGCTCTGCTGACAGCATGTCACCAGCCGGGATTGCCGTGGTGATGTCTGTGACGTTCAGATACATGAACACTGCGTTCAACTCGTTGGTTGAAAACGCCGTGTCAAGCTGCTGGTCGAAGTTCAACAGCTGAGCATTCGTTCCGGACATGGCCGAGACCACGCCACCGGGAAGGAAGGAGCCGTTCGTGTTGTTCCAAGCGCCAATCTGACCGGATGAGCCGGTGTTATAGGCGGTTGCAGAGTCGGCCATACCTTGGTTGGTAACACGAGCCTGAACTCGGGTGAAACCCGTGTTGACAAGGTCGTACATACCACCGGTTGCAAGCGATCCTGACTGGATGCCGCGGCCGGTTGGGTTGTTGTAGATGGACTGACCTGAACGGTACGTCGCATCCGTTGCCGAATCGGAAAGACCCAGACCTGCGTTACCACCGACGTTTGAACCGTAGGTGTAATCGAGGTAGAAGATCAGGCCGGACGGGAGAGACATCGGCTGGATTGAAACCAGCTCATTCGCGACCAATCCACCGAAGACTCGGCGAACGATCGGGAAGGCGATGTTCGAGAAACCCTGGATCTGACCAGACGAGGTGCCAGTGGCGCCGCCTGTCGAAATCGAGTTGCCCGCTTCCTTGAGGACCTGAGCTGCCTGGTTTTCCAGGAGCTGTGCCATCGTCTCGCGCTTGTAGCCATCAAGGCTGCGAAGCAAGCCAGTGCGGCTCCACTTCTCAACGAGACGAGCTCGCTCTGCGCCGACGTGCCGCTCTTTGATACCTGCGGCGAGTTGTTCCATTGTGAAGAACTTCATCATTGACTCCGTGATCTAAGTAGTTGTGAAAATCGAATCCTGCGGATCACCGCTTGGTGATACCAGCGAGCTGGGCCCACCGCTCGGCCTCGTAGCCCTCATTGAGGGTCTGCGTGGATGCGGGGCGAGTTGCCCTAGAACCAGAGCCCAGAACCTTGCGGTCGGCGCCCTCGTTCACTGGCTTCGAGGTGCTCGCCAAAGTATTGGCAAGTGACTCGTAGACCAGCTTCGCCTCTCGAACCGTCTTTGCAGTATCGATCTGCTTGATGACTTGCACCTTCTGGCGAGCCGTGAGCTGATCGTTCTGCAGAAGCTTGTTCGTAAAGAGGAGCTTCGCGTTGAACAGATTCGTTTCTGCCAACTTCTTGCGGAGGGTTGCATTCTCGGCCGTGTTCTCCGCGGGCCGTGCAGTACCGGTATTCGACCGGGTCTCTTGCAGCTTCTTCGTAGCAGATGCCACGAACTGCGTCAACTTCTTGGTACGAGTGACAGACTCGTTGAAGCGCTTGGCAACAACAGCGTACTCTTTCTTTGCTTCATTGAAGCGGGATGCGTTCCTTGAGGACTTTGCAGAAGCAGCTTCCTTCTTCAAGGACGAGGCACGTGCCTTTGCACGCTCCTGGAGCTTCTTCTCGAATGCCAACCGACGCAGGCCTTCAGTTCGTGCCTGGCCAAGGGTCTCACCTGGGTGACGACTCTCTTTGCCATTTGGCGTGGTCTGATTGCCGCCGTGGCCTGGACCATCGACTGCTTCCGGCATGAAGTCACCCTCTTCGAGGTCATCGCCTTCTTCCATGGCGTCATCGCCTTCGTCAAGGTCATCTGCCTCTTCGAGGTCTTCGCCGTCGGCCTCGCCGAGGGGAAGTGCACCCGGTGACGTTGACTGATCAACGATGTCCTGATCGTGTGGATCGCCCTGATCCTTACCACCACCGAAGTCATCGAGGATGTTGGAACCACCAGAGCCATTGCCCCAGGAGTCCGCCTTCGTCTCAGATCCACCGGTAGAAGTGTGATTCTCACGGATGTTACGCATCCGAGCAATCTCACGACGGAGCATCTTTTCGTCGATCTCGACGATCGTGTCGTCGCTCAGGTTACGTGTTTCCATTTGAGGTTCTTCTCCACCCTGCTGGCCACCCATCTGGTCGCCGCCGAAGTCGAGGTCGTCCATGTCGGCATCATCGCCGCCAAGGTCATCGCCTTCGCCTTCCTCGTCTTCGCCTGTAATGAGGTCGACACCAACGGTGTCGAGATCGATGTCATCCGGAAGACCAGTCAGCTTGAGCGTGACATCGGCTTCGTTCATCGTCTGTCCCTTTGTGGTCTTCTTCGACATTGTCAGTGGCTCCTGGAGTTTGTTGAGGTCCTTGAAGCTGGCCTCTAGCATCGTCTCGTATGAGACCTTCTTCGTTGGATCGGCAACCCGTTCCTGCACGTAGTCATACATATCTTCAACACGTGAAATCATCTGAGTGATTTGCTGACGATAGGAAGATGTTGACCGAATTGCCTTGCTAGCCTTCTTGAAGAGGCTTACGTTTTCTGCAAGATTGTTCAAGTTTGTGACAATGTCCTTATTTGACATCGCCGGACGCTTGTTTGCTGCGTTGATGACAGGTTGTAGACTGTCAATTGACTCAAGACTAATTTCGTATTCAGCCTCTTCAGGAGCGGGAACCGATGCACCAAACTGAGGAGGCGGCACGGGTGTACCCGGCTCGTCTGAACAGAGAGCATCGATATCAAGTGTCACTTTTCCCTCTGCGTCAGGGGGAGTGATCGCACCTACGGGAACGCCAGCAGACGGATCTGCAAGACTGTCTTGTGCTGCCACGTCATCGCCAAGTGGCGGTGACCCGGGACCTTCGACTCCAGAAGGAGCGAAATCGCTTTCTTCATCGCCGGGCTCGCCCAACAGGGCGCGGTCAATGAATTCGCGGATCCTTGGAGTAACCGCTTCTAGAACAGCGCGCTTCGCGTTGTCTTCGGCCACTTCTTTGACCTTCTTGACGTCCGCTAGTGCTTCTTCGTACAGATGCTTGGGCATGTTCTCTCCGCGAACCTGAGACTAAGTATCAGTCTCAGACTCAAGATAGGTGAACCATCTCAGACGTTACCGCCTGAGTCACCCAGTTTCTGTGGCGCGCCGAGCGTGTTATTGCCGTATACGGCAGGACCATCATCGATGGGATTGCGCAAATTCTGACGTGCCGGATCTTCTGTCGTTGCGACAGCTTCGATACCTGGGACGGTATCTGTCGGGTCAGTCGTCTTGTCTTTGCCGTCTGTCTTACCTGCACCCGGAGACGTAATGTCTGGGATATAAGGGTTGGCAGGATCGCCGGCGTTCTTCCACTTGACCTTCGAGACATCGGGCAGTTGATCTGTTGGAAGAGTCGAAGCAGCATAGGACAGGTCAACACCTGCTGGGAACATTCCGAGGTCGCCTGCCTGAATTCCGTCAACAGGCTGAAGCCCGCCGACACCATTGACGACCTTCGCTCTTGCGGCGTCGATGACGATCTTTTGAGCAGCCTTTTCGTCGCCTTGGGTAAGAGGAGTCGCGAACGGGCTACCCGGGAAGCAGCGGACGAGCAGCTTGTGCGCATCAGTTGGGACGCCGCCGACGTATGTTGTGTATTTTCCTAGAAGTCCCATGGTTTCTCCTCAGCCCTTCAGCGTACGACTCGAGCGTCGATCAGCTTCTGAGCGCCGCGCTTCAGCGCTTCACGGATCTTGACGAGCCGTGCAACGTGGCGGTGCTCTTCGATCTTGAGAGCCTTCATGTAGTTGATGTGACCTTCAAGGGTGTTGGACTCCTTGATGTGGTTCACTTTCTTCCAGTCGACGGTCGTCGCGACGCCGTCAGCCAGTTCGTCAGCTTCTAGTTCGTCGGTGTCATCCGCACGATCTTCGGTGTCTTCCATGTCGCCGAAGCCCTTGCCGACCTCTTCTTCGATGATCGACTTGAGGAGCGCGGGCGTGAGCTGAACAGGTGTCTTTTTGGTTGGCTTCATTGCAGCATCTCTCCAGGTGGTGTGCTACGTCTAAATAGCACTCGTCGCAAGGATTACGCCAACTTCTTCGCTGGCATAAACGCAAGGTCTGCCCAATGTGACGACCCGTCACTCCGTGCAGCACCGCCTTCGAACATTTGGCTAGGATCACCGTTAAATTGTTCTTGTCCCGCGCCCGGCGAGCCTCCGAACGAAGACGGTGACATACTTGAACCCACGCCTGGTTGACCCATTCGGTCACCATTCGCTAACTGAGTCGGCAATGTTTTCATCGCAGTATCGGCTAGGATATCAGCCATCAAAGGATTGCCGCCAGCCTCGATACGAATTGCCTCTTTAAGCGCGTTCGATGGTGAGCGTCCGCCCGGGAGTGGTGTGTCGAGGTTCGGATCAAATGCTGGCTTACGTCGGCCTCCACCAAGCTGGCGCTGAGTTTGTTCACCAACGATCGAAGATCTACCTGATGACTGTTGTGGTCGCCCCGCAGACGGCGAAGCGCTGACGCCTCCCAATCCTTCGTTCAAGATCTCCACAAGGATTTCTTTCATCAACGCCTTGAGCTGGTCTCTTGATGTCTTCATCTGATCTTACCTATGCTCTTCTTTGCTAGCATGCGTGCCAGGTTACTCGCTCGTTCAAACATCATGATTCCGTCTAGATGGTCGACTTCGTGTTGAACGATACGGGCCTTGAACCCGTTACAACGCATGACTTGTCGAAGTCCCTTGACATCATGGTACTCAACGTCGACAGCAACAGAGCGTGGTACTTGAAGGATTGTCCCGGGCATTGACAGGCATCCTTCAGCCTCTGTCTCCTTCTCGACAGACCTCCACGTGACACTAGGATTAATCAGAGTGACCAATTGGTTGGCTTCATCACCCGCCGATGGGTCAATAATCACCAACCTCTGTAACACTCCGACTTGCGGTGCAGCAAGACCCACGCCGGCCTTCGTATACATCACATCGATCATTGAATCAACGAGCTTGTTCAGGGCGGCATCGAAGACGCCAACGTTTGAACACTGTGCGGTGAGTCTAGGATCGGGATGTTCTACGACGGTAAGCAGCATGAGATCACCCCACGCCAGGCCAACCCGCGGTGCCGTCGTTCAATGTTCCCGACAACTGTGGCATGTCACCGGCATTGACAGTCGTCAAACCTGCCATCAACGAAAATGGAGCAAGCGTCGTGTCTCCGGCTACGAAGATTGTCTTGACCCTTAGTTCGAACAATGCTGTTTGAAGTGGTCCAAGAAGGTAGTAGTTACCTGACTTCTTGAGTCCGTTCGCGGTGAAACCAACTCGTAGAGAACCTGCGGTCGGTTCACGATTCGTGATAGTGAAGAATCGGGTCACCTTCGGAAAGTCGATCTGTTGCGGCGTGCCTGATGCAAGCGGTGCTTGAGACGAAGTTACGAACGGAAGAGCAGATGATTGAAATTCACCTGCATTTGCAATTCCTGCGTTGGGATTTCCTAGCGGCATCTGTCACCTCACCTTACACGACAGGATTTCGTTCAGGATCCTGTCGATCCTGTCGGTTCGATTGAAGACATGTTTGAGTTCGGCGGCTTCGATTAGCTTGCCTTCAGGAATCATGAACGCGCCGGGCGTCGACGGTTCTGAGACCATATCCCAACAGATGAGTTGAAAGTCATCCTGGACAACGTAGTATTCACCCTGTTTACGAGTCGATCCAACGCCGCGGCTAGAGATTCCAAGCTTGATGCCAGACTCAACGAGGCCGGCAAGGACTGCACCTGAAGGTGTCTTCGACAGGACTTCGATTGTTCCAATGACCGTTCCATTCTCGATGTACGCTTCCCGAATGACGTGGGACACGTTCTTCAGATTGACGACAGATGAATCGGGATGGTCAAGTTCACCGACGGCACGGTTCTCGATGATGAACTTCTGATAGTTGCGAACCTCGCGCTCGAGGACTGCAAGTGGGTAGATGCGTCCGTTCTGATTCAGAGTGTCTGCCTTCTGCAGGATTCCCTTCATCATGATCTTTGAACCGCCGGGCATCTCGATCGTCTTGCCGTCGACTTCTTTGAGGACGGGAGGAAGCACTTCCTTGATGACTTTGTAGTCAAACAGATCGTGCGTCTCCAAACGCCTCAGCATTGATACGTCAGTCATGATTCCTCCGCTGTCAACTCAGAACTGAGCTTCGTGTAAAGCATGAACCGCGTCACGGTCTCATCATCGACCGTGCCGAGATCTTCGCTCTCAAGTTGCTGTCGGACTTCGTCCAACTTCTTGTTGACGTATTCGTTGTCTGGGTTCTTGTTCCCAAATTCGGCGATCTCAGTCACCAGGCGACCCTTGACTTCGACCAACTTCTTTGTGATCGATTCTTGATCATCGTTCGCGGTGGAGAAGGCGTATGCCCTCAGCATGTTGCGTTGTTCTTCTGAAAGCATTCCAGCGTACTTTTCGTTCAGTTTCTTCATCATGATCTTCATGAGAAGCCTGCTTGCGCCAGGAGTGTCATCAGTGACAGTCGTATCAGGCACTTCTGTTTTCTCGGTCACAAGCCACTTGACTAGCTGATCTTCGTAGCGTGCCTGTCGACCTAGGTCAACGTCTTTCGTCCGCCAGTCGTTGAGGAGGGTCTGCACGGTTGCGTAGATCCGATACTCGTTGACAGGTTGATCGAAAAAGTCGTCGTCATTGATAGCCTTGTTGATCGTAGAGATCAACAATGACTTTTCGCGATCAAGCGTTCGCATGTCGTATGAGCGCGCCGCGGCTTTCGCTTCCTGCAAGATCGATGCTGCGACGGCCTCGCTTGACACTGTCGTTCTCACGAGAGAATTGATCAGGCGATACTCCTTATGCAACTCTGACCCAACCTTGAAGTGACGCTTGACGAGCTTTAGCGCTGCAGAGGATCGTTTCTCGTCGCCGTCCACAAGCGCCTTTGAGATCGTCAAGACGAGGAACTCGTACAGGAGACCGGTGTTGCGCTTCTTGTTGTGACCCTTGGTGTTCATGAGTCTTCCTCGTCGTCAATGCCTTCAGGAGTAAATACTTCGCCCTCGTTCAGCAATTCGCCCTGAGTTGATCCACTCTCAATGAGATCCAGATCGATGAGGTCAGATTGACCGTTGTCAATCTCGTCTTGGATGTCTTGACCTTCTGTGATGACGCCATGGTCTGGACGGACAATTTTAAGAGCGGACGTCATCCTACGTAAAGTTGATGATACGTCGGGTGACAAACGTGCAGGACTTCGTGATTGACGAAGCGCAGCATTCTCGCCAAACGGGTTCGAAGACAGTGCTTTGAGAAAGTCCGTATCGAACGGATCTTCCATTGAATGACTGTCGTTGCCTGTCATCTTGACGAAGTCGGGCATATGAGTCTTGCTAGCACCGTGCGTCCGCCGGCGGCCACGATTGTAAAGAACTTTGTCAAGTTGCGATTGTACCTTGATCGGTTTGTCTTGAAGACCCTTCAACTTCAGTGAAAACGATTCATCATCGTCTTTATCTTCAGCGCTGGTCAACAGGCTCGTCTCGGGTTCTGCTTCTTCGGCTGGTTCTTCACCGGCATTTTCTTCAGGAGGAGCTTCACCTGCTGCACCACCGGCTTCTCCACCCGCGGCGGCGTCGTCGCCACCTCCACCGCCAAAGAGATCATCTGCACCGCCGGCTTCTCCGCCAGCTGCAGCGTCTTCCCCTCCCGGCGTACCTGCTTGCTCGATCGTGCTATCGATTAGCTTCTCACGCATGCGTTCATCATCCATCTCCTCGATCTGTTCCTGATTGAGGCCCCAGATCTCGCTACGGACAAATTTCTTACTAGCCATACCCTCTGGCGCTGAACCTGCGATTTCGAATTTGGCTCGCCAAAGCTCGAGCTTCTGTTGCTGAGCGACCGTTGATGGGTTACTGAGGCGCAGCGTAAAGTTTTGTAGGTCTTCACCATCGAAACCATGCGCATAGAGGTGAATGATCGACAATTTGTTTAGCTCTGCCATCATCGTCTTTTGAATGACGTTGATCGTGCGGCTGAAGCGGATGTCTTCCTGCGCGAGGGTTGCCTTGCTGCTCAGTAGTTCGTCGTATCCCAAATACGCTCGAGGAATCTTGAGCGCCGCAAAGAGTTTCTTCTGAATGTACGCGACGTCTTCGACGGCTGCGGTGTTCTGTCCGCCCGCCAGGGTGTCAATCTTTGTTCCGGACTCTCCTCCTCGTACAGGAATGAAGTAGTCCTCTTCAACAGACATCGGATTGTAACGAAGATCAACTCGCCCGGTCTGCCTGTCAACGACGGGTGCCGTCCTCATATTCTGACGTTGTTGCTCGATGTAGGTCGGCACGTCGGCGGGAGGGATGTTTGCAACGTCAATGTAGAAGACGCGACGTTCTGGAGCTCTGACGACGCGATAGACGAGCATCGCGTCTTCGATTAGGATCAGTTGGCGCCAGATGCGTCTGGCAGGCTCAATGATCGACGACCCGTACGGGAGGAACATGTCGTTGCCGAGCAATCGGAAGTGAGTGACTTCCCAATTCTCAAGCGTGCGGTTGCCAAGAGTGACCCACCGATAACGAACAGCAAAAGGGTCATCGCGATCGTAGTTCTCTTCACGTTCAATCTCGTTGACCGGAATCGGGAATGCATTGACAACGCCATACTCAGGAGAGACGTCATTGTAGAGGAAGAAGTCACCGTACTTGCAAAGATTGCGCGCCCAAGAACGGAGGTTGAATTCAACGTTGAGGATGTTGTAGAAGAGGTCTTCCAACATCTCCCTGATCTTCTCGTTGTCAGAGTAGATGTGGAGAACTCGTCCCTTCTCGTCCTGTGCGCATGTTTCATCTGCGTAGATGTCCATGGCAGCGGCGATCTCAGGAGTGTATTCCATCTCCTGAAAGTCCTGATAACGCATCAAGCGTTCGCTCAGGTTGTACGCATTTGACGTGATTGTCGCGTACGTAGGCGACAATGACTTTTGAAAGAGAAGAGTTCCCGATGACTTGGTCTTATCAGCGACCGCCATCGTCGTGTCGAGGGCTCGGATCTTACGCTTGACGACAGGACCGCTTCGGAAGAGGCGGGTCAGTCTTCGGAATAGACTCTTGGGTTCTCTTGATGCCATCTTTTATGCCCCTCCATTCAGTTGGGGCCTTCTGTACTGTACACTGCTGAGTGCGATCAGTAACCGTTTAGGTACTTGATCAGCTCGGCGCGTGATTTGAAAGTAGTCGATTGACCCCGAGGATCGGTCGCTTCATAGCCGGTCGCCACTGGCTTGACTTTCACGCCCTTTTTGTCTGCCATGGCCTTGACGTACTGTGCCTGAAGGTTAGGAATCTGAGGCATTGCTGATTCCTTTTGTGAACCCTTCACTGCTTTCAGAGAAACCATCTTGGGTTCCTTCTTCTGAACGGGAATGTAGGATCCTGGCGAGCTTAGCATATTCTCAAGCACCTTCTCCAACTCACCGAGATGAGGTGTGACTGCATTGATTGCAGCAGGAGGGGCCTTCTCTTTGAAGCCCTCGACAGCAGCAAGTAGCTTGCTAGCAACGCCTACAACGGAGTTGATGCTCTTGTGATCGACCACTTCATTAACATTTGCGAGTTCATCTTTGATGATCTCACGAAGCTTGGTCAAGCTGATCTCTTGGTCGGACATCGGTATACGCCTTCTGGGTTAAGTATCGATCACCGAAGCAACCACGAGAAATCTGAGGTATCTCTCAGCATCGGGTTTTGCGGTGCAACTTGTGATGGGTCACGTGGGCGATAGACGCTATGAGCGTTAACGCCCTTGATTGCTGGATTGACTAATGGTTGTGCTTCGTTGATGCCGCCGGGCATCTGGCTGAAGTCCTTGCGATGCAAGCGAGTTGCTTCAAGCATGGCGATCGCCATCGCATGAGCATTTGCGCTGATTCCTTCGCCGCCCTCAACCGTCCAACACGCGATGGCAATGCTCATGACGAGGTCGTCGTGACTATCCTTACCAGCCATCGGCTTGTTGCCGTTCCAAATGAACGATTGCAACTGATCATGAAGTCGTCGCGAATACGACTTCAACGTCTTACTACGGATCATCTCCTCAAGCTTTGCGAGGATCTGAACTCGTGTCTTTTGGTTCGTTGGAAAGCCCGGGAGTTGATTTGGGTCTAGTGGAATGTAGTGCCACGGATCGGCGACGTCATGATAGTACAATTTCTTGTAGCCGTGAACGTCGCGGAGCTTTGTGTTGACGAAGTAACCGAACGAGTTGTTCTCAGGAACGATCAACGCTTCGTTGTACTTCAGACCCCATTCATTGAGCATGTCTGCCAGCTTTTCTGGCGGGACCTTACCCATGTACTCCGCTGCAACTTCACAGTCTTCGACATCAACGATGTGAAATGTTGAGTAGTCACCTGCATCGCCTCGAGAAACGTCCGCAGAAATAGCGTAGGTGTGACCAACGACAGGAGGACTCCAGATCCATACGTTACGATCGTGACCACCCTTTTCGATCGGATCCATGATCTGAGAACGAAGATACTCGAGATCGTTCGGTTGAAGGAACGTGTCACCTGATGAGATAAAATCGCACAGATACTCCTGAGCAATCTTTCGTCGTGGAAGTGAACGTGTTTCCTTGTCGAACCATGCCTGATCATGTTCTGGGTGTTTATCCCAGGGAATCCGAATCGGATTGAAATCGTTCTGACCTGCTTCTGCTTGCGTCCAGAGGCTGTAATATTGACCACCAACGCCGTTAGGCGTTGACAGAATGATCGCACTTCCTCCAGTTGAGAACGTCGGTGCCAGACCGGTCCAAATCGTATCAAAGTCACGAATGAATGCAGCCTCGTCGATGATGAGAAGCGAAAGAGCTTCTGAACGACCTGCGTCGTCTGACGTCGGGATGGCAGTGACCTGTGAACCGTTGCTGAATCCGATGGACTGCTTAGTTGGTTCGAACTTCGGCAACAACAACCAAGAAGGCAAATTGTCGAGCATGAATCGAACTTTCTTGATGAAGTTCATCGCGGTCGGAAGCTTGGTAGCGATGACCAGAATGTTCTTGTCCTTGTAGAAGATTGCCAACCACACTGCGTATGCAGCGCTCAAGGTTGACAGACCCAATTGTCTGGACTTCAGGACGATGTTGAGACGATGTTCTTGGAACTGCTCGATGCACTCATCCTGAAATGGGTACGTGTCGAAGGGAAGCGTACCTCGAGTGGGGTGTTGAATCTTTGCATACTTCTTGATGAAGTATAGAGGATCCTTTCCACACTTGATGATCTCGCTGACCTGTTCGGCCTTCGAGAGATGTTTGGCAACGTCAGTCATCAGCCGATCTCGAACACCGTCTTCCGACGATAATACGCCGTTCGACGGGGATTGTGGACGTTGAAGTTGATGATCTCAACGCTGTCAACGCTGGACGCTTCTTTCGCCGAGATGCTTTCGCCGCACAACTCTTTGTAGTTGGCCTTGACGTTCTTCATCACCTGATCAGTGATCGACTTCGCTTCTTCAGCGTAGCGTCGCTTCATCTCGATCAGTTGACGCTCAGTGCCGAAGTTGACAACCACGGCGTAGGACGCTAGCACCCGGTCGGGTCCCATCATCGTCAGCTTCACTGAGTATGATGCGGTCTTCGGTGTGGATGACCGTCCCCAGGTCGTGTCGATCGCCTGACCCAAGGCGTTGTAGTCGATATCTGCCATAGTGACGGAGCTCCCCGCCCTAACTATGGCTAGTCGTCAGGTCTAATCAACGTCAATGGTCAATGCTAGCGGCATACGGTCGGCTTCTGCGGCGGTCACTTGTTCGGTGGTGGGTCGCCAACCGTCTTTCCAGTCCTTACGCCGTGCATGAGCCCACAGTCGGGCGCATCGATCGCAGCACGAAAATTCCATCGATGCTGATTCATCATCACGACCGTAAAGAACATGATCGCAGACAGGACACGCAAGCGGCACGGGTGGTTCTGTCCCGACAGGGACAATGACAACGAAGCCTTCTGGGCGTTCTTCGATCAACCTATCTTTGAGGTACGGTCTCACGTCATCCCTTGCTGTACCCGCAAGTCGGACACACTAGACAACCCTCGCTCGGTACAAGCGTGTTGTAGGCGCATTGAGGGCACCTGTTCAAACGTTTCACCAGTTCGTCAATGATTTCGAACAGGAAGTTGGTCTCCTGTAGGTGGTGGTCGCGGAGTCGCTGCCATTCTTCGGCCGCACGAGGGTCTCCTGTAACAACAGGATCAATGGGATCTTTGTATCCGTGCACAGTGGCCCACTTCTTCGGTTCTTTGACACCGACCATGAGAAGCGCGTCAACACGTTCTTCAATCGACTTTGACATCATCCCTCGCAGGCTTCAAGTGAAAGACGACCTTACTGACAGAGCTCGTTCGCTCTGTCAGAGGTTCTGTCGCAATTGCCATTGCTGCACCATTGTACGGTGCATCAGGTTCATTGACAACTGCAATGTTGAAACCTTTGGCTGTGAGCTTGTCACGGTACAAAAGAAGTTCAACTTCGTCTGCAACATGAAGTAAGCGGATGACTGTCCTCTTGTTGATCGGCGCGTTCAAGATTGCTTCGCCACAAGCATGACCAACATTCACCATCTGTACGTACACAGGAAGGTCTTTCCTAACGAGGACGTACTGTGCTGGCACTTTTTCTTCTTTGATTTCTTCTGTCATGCGTCGGCCTTGAGTCCCTTATCGTTGTATACCACTTTGGCGTCCTTCTCGACCTTTTGAACCTCAAGGATGTGATCAGCTACATCCTTGACGCCTTCAACGTGAGTGATCACAATGATCGTCTTGAAGTAACGCTTCAACGAGATGAGCAAGCGATTACATGCCTCAACTGACGAAGGATCAAGGGGACCGAAGCTCTCGTCGATGATGAACATGTCCGTCTTGGGAAGAGAAGACACGTTGATGAGAGCAACGCGGATCGCCAACGCAGCGATCGTCTTCTCCATGCCGCTTCCCAATTCGATGATTCTCTTACTGTCGCCGTAGTCGATGTAGACTTCCATCGAATCGCTGTCATCATCCTGTTCCAACTCGACAGTGAAGTCGACGATGCCGCTGAGAATCTGTGCAATCTCAGCATTGATGAGAGGCAACTGTGACGAAACGATCAAGCTGGGGATGCCACGGCGTGAGAAGGCCTGAGCGATCAACTCGTGTGCCTTCATCATCTGAAGCAGTTCATGACGTTGTTTGCGGTCGACTTCAGTCTTGTTGTAATCGGACTGAATGCGACCAACGTCACTTGCAATCGTCAGCTTCTCGCTGTCGAGACGCTTGATTGCCCTCTGAAGTTCATCGAGTTCGTTTCTAAGGGAAACTACCTCAACGTTCTCTTCATTTTTCTGTGCTTCCTTGAGCTCCTTGAGCAGCTGTCCAGCAGACGTCAGAGTGTTCTCGTACTCCGCAATCGTAGTCTCGAGCCTGACGATCTCGACCTCACGGTTCGAGACCGAAACGTGCAGTTTCGACCTGAGGTCGCCGAGTTGTTCGATCTTCGTGACCTTGTCGATCAGACCTTCTGCTTTCAGGACTTCGAGCGCGGCTTCGGCCTTCTGCAGCTTGTCACCGGCACGGGTGACCTTGTCTCGCTGTGGTTCGACTCGTTCCTTGTTCTTGAAGGCGTCCTTGATGAACTTGCACGTCGGGAAGGTATCGCCGCAAGGCACGTCGTCCAGAATCTTGAGCGAACGTTCCTGTGCCTTCAAGAGCGCAGCGTCCTTTTCATGAACGTGCTTGAGGCTTTCGAACGATGATTCAAGCGTGCGGTACGCCTCGAGACGACGCTTCAGTTCACTCAGGTCGTGTTCTGCAGTGACTGTCTCGATTGAAGCAATCTTCTTGCTGAGCCGATCAACGTCTTCCCTTGCAACGACTAGACGGCCACGTGCGTCGGTGAGTTTGTCGGTGAGGTTCGTGACTCGTGCCTGCTGCGTCTCGACCTGAGACTTCGTCACAGGCGTGAAGTCCTTGAAGCCCGCAAGTTGAGTGCGAACGTCGTGGAGCTTCAGGTTCGTCTCGTTGAGAAGGTGGTCCTTCTCGTTGATCGACTCGGTGCATTCAACGAGCTTCTGCTCGTACGTACGCTCGATGAGTGCCCAATCTCTATCAGGAAGATTGCGCAGCGATCCCTTGTTGACATTGACATCGATCTTCGCGAGGTCATACATCTTGTCGAAGATGTCAAGGTCGAGGAATCGAGAGAGGTCCTTTCGACGCTTCGAAGATCCCTGATTGATGAAGAGCTTGACATCGTCCTGAGCAGCGACTGACGTGAGCAAGCAGTCCTCGGCGCTGCCGATCAGCTTACGAAGAACCTTCTCGGTGTCGTTGCGCTGCTCTCCTGCGAGGTCGACAGCTTCACCGTTTTCGTCGATCTTGAAGACGTTGAGCGCAGTTCCTGCGTGGACAGTTCCGCGCTTCGACTCGTGCTTGACAGTCTGGCGCTCTAGGACGTAGTTCGTTCCAGCAACGTTGATGACCGCCTTTGCGTAGCAGTACGGCTGGCGAGCATTCACGACATGGAGGTTCTTGACGCTTCCACGATCGGTCGTGTTGTGAAGGGCGTACATGATCGTGCCGACGATCGATGACTTGCCTGAACGGTTGGGCCCAAAGATGCCGACGATGCCGTTGAGCTGGTCGAAGTTGATTCGGTTTCCCGGTCCGTAGATGAACGTGTTGTCGAACTGCAGGTCTCGAAGAGACCACTTGACGTTGCGGACGACATCATCAGAACCGAGTGCCTGTTGAAGGTACACGCCGACCTGAGCGTGAACGGCTTCCCATTCAACCTCATCAACGTTTGACTCGCGGTGATAGTCCTTCAGAAGACGAAGCAGGACATCAGGGTTACGAAGGTCTTCTTTCGCAAGCGTTGCAGCTCCAGCGCTGATGACGTCACGGTCCACCTGACGAT